CTCTGCACTGCTGTTTCTGGCAATAGACCTAGATCGGCCAACTGATACCATGATGTTTTGGGCGACAATGGTCGATGATTACTGCGATAGACCACTGCATGTAACCAAGGATCCAATGGAGATTTTTTAAAAAATCCTCCACCACAATCCCACCCACTCACAGCCAACATGTGGATAAGATTTACAATAGTGTAATGATAAAAACATCCGTCGGGCTGTGTAAATGACAACTTCTTATGCTGTATATTAGTGGTCTGTGGCAATATCAATGTCAGCATGGCCCCTTCTTCCGCTATGTCCCACCATAGTTTCAAAGTTGACAAGGGATTGATTGCATATTGAAAAGAGTCATGGCACCAAAGAACATCATATTTTTTCTTCTTTGGCGTATAAATTTGACTTTCAAAATCGTTGCGTTGATACACTATGTTGGGATATTTTTTTGCTACCAGTAGACTGTCTGCAAGATCGACACCAGTGCAATTTATATTCAACGGAATAGGGTTTTCGTCACGGGTAGTTCGTGTGGCCCACCATTCCAAGTCCAAACCATTTCCGCACCCAAGATCGATCACCGTGTCCACACTCATCATAAAGTCATCGTGCTCATACAACCAATTCAATGTTTCTAAACTGTGTTGATGACTTTCTTCGGGGTTTCTAAATGTCATACTGTGATATCTTCCATTCCGGCGGTTCGTAATCTCACAATGTGTCCCATTTGCCACTGCTTGGTTTCTAAGCCTTTTAAGATACCCAACCACTTGTTGCGTAGTAACGCAACTTCGTTGATGATAGTTTCAAAATCAACTACTTCATCTTCGCCATCCACATACTTTTCAGCGTCTCGACTGGTCAAAGCTCTTGCATACGCTTCCAGATACTTCTGAAAATGTCGGCGTCGAATCTTACGCAGTTGGATATTTAAATAATTAAGCACCGCTTCAATTTCTTGCAGTTGATAGAATCTATTTTCAGTTATACCGGGCAATTCTTTAATATTTCGTTCAACAAGCCCCCCAATCCGACAATCAGACTTTGCCGAAATTAACTCAGATTCGTAGTGTGCTATAAAATCTGGAATAGCACCAAGATCTGCAACAACTTTACTATACCACATTTGGACTTTCTTTAGTTACTAATAAGTCATCGGTGCAACCAGTGCATTGTTGACGCTTACAAACTGTTGGTGTTGATAACAACTCCCATCCAGTATCAATATTTCCTAAATAATCATTCTTGCACTCACCACTGTACACTTCTCCCGATGCGTCTATTAAAATTCTATCCATACCGGCGTGGCAATGCCATCCTTGCCACAAATCGTAATTGTTGTTATGTATCCAATTTGCATCTAAGTTAGAGACAGAATTGTCAGTTAATTTCACAACACAATTATAAAATTTATGTTCAGGAAGTTGCAAGATTGAGTTTACCTTTAAATATTGGATACGTTCTAGTTTGTTTAGAGTAATCAATTTGATTAACCATATGACTAATTTTGTAAGTTTCTAATATATCAGTATATAGTTTGATTCTAGGTTGATTCCATTCTTCATTCATGATATTAACATGAAGATGATTATTGCAAGAAATTGTTTTATGCAACTTTACAATTGTATCAAAAAATTTCTGCTCATTGATGTGTTCGCTGTGCAAACTAAAACTAATGTTGTCAACAAGATTAAACAGTTTTTTGTAATAGCTGTATGTTGCGCTGCCATTAGTGGTTAATAAAATTTTAGATATGTACTCAGAATATTCTGTCCTTAGCCATGTCAGGAATGGTATCAAATTCTTGTTACCTGTAACCTCGCCTCCGGTAAACGAAATTTTATATTTGAGTCCATTGGCTTGAGTTTTGGTAAAAATATCTGTCCAATAGGACTTTAATTTTTCTAGACTATGATGCGGAGTTACCGAATCATGTAGTTCGGGAGGGCAATACATACAATCATAGTTGCATCGCCTCCCGAGATTCCAAGTAATCGAAAAAAATTTTTCAACTGGCTCAACTCGAATGATATTATTGGTCATCCCAGTCTTCGTCTTTGAAGTCATCCCAGTCTTCGTCTTCTTCAGATTCAATTCCGTCGTCATCGTAGTCTCGATCGTTGTCAAGGTATGAAGTCAATGCACGTTTAATATCTGAGTCGCCTTTGAAGGCATCACGAATGTCTTCCACATCACTATCATTGTCCATTAAGATTTGCACCACAGTTTCTGCGGCGTCAGCACGATCCACTGTGTTTACATAGCGTTTGAGTTCGCCCCAAATTTCTGCTGCCAATTGTTCACTCATTCAGCATCCTCCTCAACGGTACTTACCTCTGCTTTCTGATTTTTAAAATCTTCCATGACTCTATCCAAACAGCCTTCGTCGTTTTTTTCCCAGGCCTTGCGGAACTTCTTGATGATCTCACCATCGCTTAGTGTGAATACCAAACTGTTGCCTTCACGCTTGAGCAAGCCTTTCTTTTCAATCAAGTCAACAAGACCACTGTGTGGGCTCATGCCTGTTGTGTAAGGAATCTTCACTTGCACACCTTCAAAGGGTTTGGCATAACGTGTTTTCATGACCTTACAGCCTGCACGAATACCGTTGACTTCGGAAACTTTGTTGCCGTCCTCGTCCTCTTTCAGCTTCATTTTCTTCATGGCAACAACAATACTTGATGCATAGATAAAGCCCTGCCCGCCGCTAATCTTATCGTCTGGATCAAACATGTCCTGACTTGCGTATGTGTGGTTAGTACACACGAGGCCGACGTTATAGCTACCAAACATGTTTACACAGTTCCGTACTAGGGCAGTGAGAGCTTTGGGTTTTCGTCCCAAGTCGCCTTTAAGATCACCGCTATCAAACTGGTTGATGTCCGTAGGTGTCAGTAACATTCCCAAAGAGTCGATAACAAAAAGAACCTTTGGCCGTTCTCCGTCGGGCAGAGCTTTATAGTCGCTCATGAATGTTGAAATAGTCTTTGCTACGTCATCAATCATGGCCATGCTCAATTTGAGAAGTTTTGAGTCACTGGTGTCAACGCCAAGTGCTTTGAGCCAATCCTCGTCAAGAGCGTTTTCTGAATCAATCAACACCACAAAGATACCTTGCTCTTGTGCGTGTTTAATAATGTTACCAGAGCAGATATATGACTTACCTGCGCCAGAATCGCCAGCAAATACTGTAACTTTACCTAAAGGAATACCTTTGTTAAAATCTCCGCTGATCAAATAGTTCAAGGCATAGTTACCTGTGGAGATCCAGTCTGTTGGATCATTAAATCCAATACTAAGACCATCAATACTCTTAGTGATTTCCTTACGGAACTTGCTTACGTCAAATGGTTTTGCCATGATGATTATCCTTTGTGTAATTCTATACGGAAATTATTTTCCGCGGTAGTGTTTCTAAGCACTATAATACGATACTTTGTTAAGTTTGTCAGTAAATCTGGTATATTTCCTAATGGCAATTTTTCGCCGCTTGGCTCTACATTATGCAATTTGCACCAGTTGATATATTCTTTACTGAACCCTCTTGTTTGTGGAGTAGTTAGCCCTAAAGAAACGAACCCCAGTAATTCGTTAAACGTATTCTCGTCGTTGTATTCAAGCTCATGATCAAAATTTACAAATTTATCATACTGTGTTCTGCCTAAATGATTAAACGGTAAAAACAAATTACAAGTGTCATTGGTAATTATATTTTTAGGAAAGGGATTGTTAAACTCAACCCAACCGTTAATACATTCAAACAATATGTTGGAGAAACTTGTTTCAAGTCCGTGTATCAAGGGCGTATTCAATCTGTCAAACTTTTCTTTTTTTCCAATTTTTCCAACTACATCACCGAGAATTGGAAATCTATTGTCATCTGGATATATGTCATGTAATTGCTCAGGTAACCCCTGAAAGTTGGCTTGTTGTCGTTTTGAATCAAGGTCAAGTTTGCAGTTCTGAATGTTGACCCAAACAGAATGAAGATAATTCAAATTTGATTGATCTAAGTAATCATTGTGACTAAACGTAGTAATCGTTTGATCAAAAAGTTGACTCAACCAACTGTTTGTATCTTCTAGTTCGGCGTGGAGTTCATGAATTGTAGCATTTATTTTTTTTGCGTAATTAGGGTTTGTAGTTCGAAAACTATTTGACCCATTTTTAGCCAGCTGATCAACATAATATTCAAGTACATTGGGGTTCAACGAAATAAAGGGAATTGAATCCCCGCTATTTTCAAATACTATTGAGAATTGCATACATCAACGGGCAGAGGTTATCTGCCCGTGTTTTGCTTTACTTTTGTTGACGGCTACGAATCATAGCCAAGATGTCTTCGGCTTTTTGTGTTGTAGCTGCTGGCTTGGCAACAGGTGCAGTGGCCACTGCTGGCTCTTCGTCTTCCCAAGCAGGTGTTTCTGCTACAGGTGCAGGTGCTGCCTTTGCCACCGGAGCAGGTGCTGGTGCTAGTGCGGCAGTTTCTGCATCGCCACTACCACTAGGTGCTTGAACACCCGCTGGACGGAAGTATTGACCCCAACGCTCTGTGTCGTATGGTTGACCATCTACTGATGC